GGTCCGTACACCGCTCCCTTTCAGGGGATGCCGGCGTGGGCGATAGCCCACAATGACATGCGGTTGATTGGATGACGAATAAGCTGTTCTGCCGTTCTTCGTGTTTTTAATACGAATAGTGACAGAAGTTCGCCTATCCTCCATACGTTCGCTGTCGATATGCCAGAGCAGATAACGTTCCTGCTCAAGGTGATCGACGTTGATAGGACGGGAAATTGGTGCATACCTATCACGTGGAGAATCTCCAGTGACAAGGGCATCAACCTCATCAGTATCAACGGCGCCGTAATAGCGCCGAGGCACTGACTTCTTCCATCTTTGATGGAAGCGGGCTAAGGGTTCTGATATAAAGAACCCGTAACCTCGTCCATCCCACTCCAATATCTCATTCAAGAGATGTATGAGGTGGGGCAACTCGCGAACCTCCTCCCTAATGTAGAAAGGAGTCACATCGAAGCCATCATAGTAATGACCACCACAGCTTTCGCGAAACTTGTTCTTAGGACCGAAGTTCGTTTTCTTAAGATTCAAAGTGAATCCTAGGAAATTGAACATTCTTTCGATCCGAGGAACTAGCTCACTGGAGCATATGATGTCATCACCGTAGACGGAGATGATATCCCGTTTTGATTTCGGTACACTTAAATTCTGAATCGTCGTAGTGACGGCCCAGAAGATAAGCGATTCGAGCTCAAATGTGAACCCATTTCCCATGGAACTGAACATGTTAAGTTCATGCTCCACAAGATCTGAGGACACAGAAGTTGCGTCAAGCAACCTCTCGGGTATGAGAGTCGATTGGACCCTCAAGTCATCCAGTAGCGACCACCAATCTGTTGGTAACAAAGTAATCACCAACATTTTGGAAATAGTGTCGCTAGCACTGCTAAGGTCAATCGTGGCAAGTCGTCCAGTTCGGGATCCCTCCCGAGCTAGGCGCTGATTGCGCGTTTGGTCCTGTAAGTTGATCCCCGTCTTACGACGGAGACGCTTACGTATATGGACACCAATTATCCTTTGCAGTAGCATATTGGCCTCAGGCTCTTTACAAGCCACCCGGTCAATATCTGACTTCTTCGGTACGGTGAACATGTGGCTCGAATCCCACGTCTGCCACCCCTCAACGACTATCTGAGCATCAGCCCAGAAGTCGCGGAAGTGGTCAGAAGCGGAAGTCGAGACATGACATTCGCCTTTGAGCTTTTCCAGGGCCGCCGTATTACTACGGCTAACCCTAGTGGAAGCCCCGTTCGTAACCTGACCCTCGCGGGTTGGGCGTATAACGGGACCTAGGACTCTAGCTATTAAGGTACGGGCATGGGAAACGAATGTTTCCCAGTCAGTCCAGCCAAATTCCGGGTTCGATGCATTTGCATGCATTATCCGGTTATTGGTAGCTAGGTTCTGATGCTCGGCCTGCATCCACTTTTGGATGCCGGCTCGCGCACGCACATCAGGAGAGACGACCTTAGGATCGAGATACTTCGAGAGCATCTCTTTCTTAAGATACGTCGCTTTGAAACTCTCATCGCCCTCTAGGGCAGAAAGGAGCTCCATAACGAATCTCTTTGAGGCACGTGAAGGCAGGTGAGGCCTCTTCTTCGAAGAGGCTTTGGCCTTGCTTGACATAGTTTATTCTCCTTCGGACAATAAATCGTCGACTCCAAGAAGGATTACTTCTCGATCATGATCTGACCATCAAACGGAATCGATCCCACAATGTGGAAAGGATCCGGGGTTCCGGCCTGCGGAGTGCAGGCTGGGACGGTCACGAGAACGAAGAGAAGTACCCCAATGAGCACACCGACTGGAAGCGAAAAGCGAAAAGCTTTTGCTTCAGCCGCCAAAAGGCGGCGCATCAGTTCGGTGCAACCTGGCCGACAATCATATCAGTGATGTCGGTCTGGGAAGCGGCGAGCAGGTTGGCAATCATGCCGACCATGTTCGAACGCTCCTGCTCGGTCGAAGTCCCGTCGAAACGGAACTCGACCACAGCTTCGCCATAGCGAATCTGTTTGGGGTAGTCGACGCCGTTGATGGTCTCAGTGACCATCACCGGCATGCCAATGACAAGGCGGGCCTTTTGCCGCGTTGCATCAGACAGACGAAGGGTGAGAAACTCACGCCCCGCCGGGTACTCCAACGAATTGTTGGTGAACCGGATGGTACCATCGGACATCTCCTTTTGACGGGAGAAGACGTGGTCCACCGGCGTGCTTTCACGGTCAGCGACCGTGACAGTTGTGATCTGGGACATCCCGAGATCCTTTCACGTGAATGTCAAAGCAGAATTACTTTGACAAGATGAGGGCAATGCCCGTCACCAATTGGTCGAGATTCAAATCCAAATCCAAGTACGGAAGTGGAGGAATCAGCCCGAAGATAGGCTCCCGATGGAAGCCTTTCGACAGGATGTTAACGACTAATGGGTCACCATCACCTATCGGATACTGGAGCCAGCCCGGAATAGGGGTCGCCGTGCACGTTACGCGCGCGTCAACATATTCAGTGCTGTATCCATGTAGGAACGTAAGTCCCTGTGGCTGCTGGAGTGCTTGGATAAAGGATCCAATATGTGCAAACCAGTCAATCACAAACGACAGTGACACGAGTTGCCAGCTAACGTAAAGCGGATTGGTTAAACCAAGGCGCCAGGCGTTATACCAGGCTTCGTCCGCAAGTGCGAACGTCGCAGACTCGCGTAGGCCCCGGCGACAGCTTCCCTCGTAAGATTGAGAGAAACCAGAACCGGTGCCTGGGTCAGGTAGTTGGAAACTATCGTCCACTTGGTCCACCGTAGCTCTAAATCGAGCTTCGGGCAAACCGTCGTGGAGAGTGGTAACCAAGGAATGAATGTCGCTAAGAAGCGGCAGTATCCCGAAGATCACTCTAAGATAAGTTACCGAGGCAACGTTACCGAATTTCCGCAATTCGTAAATCGAACGATTACGGAGGGACTTGTCAGCCACACGCTTGAGCTTCTCAAGCTTGCGGTTAACTTTATGCGTCCGATCGGTCAAAGCCTGTATAGTTGCAGGCATTTCACCAAGGGCTTGGCCCGCATCCCATTGCTGGTTGCGGACTTTGCCAATCAACCGATTCCTACATCTCGAAGAGATGCGAATAGGAATGTTAGGCCTCAAGCTCACTTCGGAAACACCGAAGTACTCCATTGAACCCCCATAGGGGCCAATGTAGTTGCTTGTGATAGGCTCGGTTGTGATGCGGTAACGATGGACACCAGTGGTGTCGAAATATGGCCAGTCTTCCACGCCGATTTCGGCGGAACAAGGCGAGCCATTTGCCGCGAAGGTATACCGCTGATAAGCGGTGGGGTACTCGTAGCCTCCAGAAGGAGAGCGAAGAGTACTGACTGATTCCGTTTTGTATTTACGAAACAGTCTGCTACCGGTCAAGTGTTGCCAGTAGCCCCAACTTTGACCACTGTCATACGAAACCAGAATATCCCAACCAAGGGACTCCCTGGTGTTCACATTTTCAGAGGTCATCGATATACCTTCTCCATTAGTTCTAGTTCGACCGAACTAGAGGTGGTGAGCAGCGTATATGATTACGCGCGCTACTCGTGGGTAGGTCACAGACCCGGAACTTTTGCGAAAGTTCAACTCATGAGAGCTCGAGATCGGACATCATTGTCCAATTCTCGCGGAGGCCCAG